GGCCTTAACCGACCTTATGCTTGGTGGCATATCTAAACCCGTACTGCACCTAGCTTATAGCAAACCAGAATCGTAACCAATCAGTAGTACACTTAGGAACATCATGCAAAAGCCCATCTCAGAAGCCTCAGCAAAGCAAGAACTAGGTGTAGGTGGGTTGCACACTCAGGACGGGTCTATCCGTAGTGATGAGTTCCTACGCGAACTGAAGGGCCATAAGGCTATTGAGAAGTTCCGTGAGATGCGGGACAACGATAGTACCATTGGTGCTGTAATGTACGCTACTGAGCAGGTATTGCGTGATGTACCTTTCGAGGTGAAGCCTGCTGACGATTCTGATGCAGCAAAGCGTGAAGCTGAGTTTGTAGAGCAAGTATTGTCTGATATGGACCATACGCTGGATGATCACATCTCCGAGGCACTAAGTTCGTTATCCTACGGGTTTAGCCTCTTTGAAGTGGTTTACAAGCGTAGAGAAGGTTCTAAGACAACCAACCCCAAGAAGTTCTCAAAATATAATGATGGACGCTTGGGTATTCGTAAGTTGGCCTCCCGTGCGCAATGGACGGTAGAGAGTTTCGACTTGGAGAAGCAGACTGGTGAAGTCCTTGGTGTATTCCAGAGAAAGAACTATGGTGTGAACGATAACTTCATCCCTTCTTCCAAGTTGCTACACTATAAGACCACTACGACTAATTGTGACCCAAGCGGTCGTTCTATCCTTCGTAACGCCTACAAGGCTTATACGTATCTGACCAAACTTCAGAACGTAGAGGCTATCGCTGTTGAAAGGGAACTACATGGTATTCCAATTGGCCGTATGCCTGCTGAGTATCTTGCTTCTGATGCCTCTGCTGGTCAAGTTGCGCTCAGAAACAAATTTGAGGGTATCCTACGCGACCTCAAGAACAATGAGCAAGGATACGCCCTCCTACCGTCAGACCTTTATGTAGACGTAGACGGGAAGCCTACAGATCAGCGTCTTATGGACATTGAACTAATTACTTCCAATGGCACACGTAACATTGACATCCACCCAATCATTACCCGTTACCAGCATGACATTGCAAGAAGTGTTATGGCTGAGTTTCTCATGCTTGGTGCAAGTTCCACTGGTTCTTATGCTCTAAGCAAGAGCAAGACCGATCTGTTCCTTCGTGCGCTCGAAAGTTACATTAATGCGATTTATGATGTAATAAACAAGCAACTACTAGAGCCTTTGTGGCGTTTAAACGGGCTGGACTTTGCCCTCATGCCAACAATCGTTCCGGGGGATGTTGCACCGCATGATCTTAAAGAACTGGGTTCCTACCTGCGTAACCTCAACGGGGCCGACATCAACCTTGCGGATCAGGCGGATATTGTCGATGCGCTCCTCACCACTGCGGAGTTGCCTACTCTGGATCGTGAAACCTACGAGGCTGGTCGAGAGTTACAACGACAAACTGCTTTGGCTCGTAACGACTATTATGATGGTCCCGATGGTCTACCAACTGATGATAACTCACCAGAACCTGTACAGCGTCCGGGATCAAAATGATGATGAAACCTGAAATAAAGTTCTATGGCCTAGTCAGGGATAAGGATGGGAAACCTAAGTTTGATGGTGACCCTAAAGACCTAGCCCCTGCCATAAAGGCACTACTAACTGAAGATGAAAAACAAGAATTGGGAATCGGATAAATGGCTATTACACTTTCAACTGGGGCTAGAAACGCAGCCTGTGATGCTATCACCGCCTTGGTTGATGTATCAGGCCCCGGCACTATTGAAATTAAGACTGCTGCCTCTACGGTCGCTGGTACAAGTGAGGCCGCTACCCTAACCTTCCCTGCTACCGCCTTTGGTGCTGCTGTTACTGGTGTTTGTACTGCTGGCACCATTGTTGATGATACAAGTGCCGCTGGTGGTACTGCTGGCTTCTACACCGTGTTTGACGGTCTTGGTGCTGCTGTATGGCAGGGTACGGTAACTGCCACTTCTGGTGGTGGTGATCTAGAACTGTCTTCGGTTGTAATTGGTGCTACAGACACAGTTACCATTAGTTCTTTTACAATTACAGTACCCGCAGCATAATTGGGTTCATGTGGTTCAGCTAACGATCACTGTTGTTGGTTCTGGGGTAGAGAGTGTAAGTACGTCACCCTAAGTGTTAATCCAGACTTCAAGTGGTCCTGTTCTCTCCGTGCTAAATATGGCTCTTGGGAGACTGTCCACAAGTCTGATGAGTATCTCCGTGATGTTCAAGAGGACATGCATAAAGTAAGCCCCGGTGGAGTTGACTGTGGTGATTGGCCCACTAAGGGTATTTGTAATACCTGTGGGATGGGGGTTAAGTAAATGGCAACGCTTCCAACGATCACTGGCGCTTCACCAATTAACGCCTCTAATAACACCTACACTAACTTTACAGTTGACTTAACTGAAACGCTCACCAATGCGCTGAACAACACTCCCACAGACTTTGGGAATATGGACACGCTGAGTTGGACGATTGAGTATAGTCTACAGGCTGCTAGAACAGATGATACCTACGCCTTAGCAATCCGTATTGTGAATGGTGCTACAATACTAGCTGCGGCTACGGCTGGTGGTGGTTTTGTAACAGTCTCTGCTTCAGTCACTTCTACCGCTGATACAACAACTGGCCCTACCACATTTACCTACGTTAACACGACAGCTACAAAAACCCAATGGGACGGGGCATCTGTTGAATTACAGCAGACCTACTCCAAAACTAAGGGTAGTGATGGTACAGGCATACGGGTTGATTACTTTGCTGTAACTGGCACGTACACGGCAGGCGCAGTTATTGTCACAGGCGATGGTGCGATAGACACACCTGTAGTTACTTCTAGTGCCGCTGGGGTAATAACCCAAAAGGGTATAGGTGCGATAGACACCACAGTAGTTACCTCTAGTTCTGCTGGGGTAATAACCCGAAAGGGTACAGGGGCGATAGACACACCTGTAGTCACTTCTAGTGCTGCTGGCTCTGTTATTGGTGTTGCTATCACAGGTACTGGGGTGATAGATGCTCCAGCAGTCACCTCTAGTGCTACAGGGGTAATAACCCAAAAGGCTGTGGGTGCGATAGATACACCCGCAGTTACCTCTAGTTCTACAGGGGGTATAACCAAGACCTCTACAGGCTCTATTGATACACCATTAGTTACCTCTAGTGGTGCAGGTAATATGGCCCGTAGTGGCACAGGTGCTATAGATACTCCTGTAGTTACCTCTAGTGCTTCTGGCTCCATTGTAGGCTCCATCACAGGTACGGGTGCTATAAACACTCCTGCGGTTACCTCTAGTGCCTCTGGAACAATCGAAGTCGCTGTCACAGGTACTGGGGCGACAGGTACTCCTGCGGTTACCTCAAGTTCTGCTGGCAGTATAACTAAGACTTCCACGGGCGCTATAACCACTCCTACAGTTATTTCTAGTGCTTCTGGTACAGTTGGTGCATTCACATTGGGTACTGGGGCGATAGATGCTCCAGCAGTCACCTCAAGTGCTTCTGGGACACTAACCCAAAAGGCTGTGGGTGCGATAGATACACCTGTAGTTATCTCTAGTGCCTCTGGTAATATGATTAGGTCTGGCACAGGTTCTGCTACGATCATACCCATTACAAGTTCTGCTATAGGCACAAGATCAGGCTCTGGAGATAGTGCAGCTAGGGTTGCTGAAGGTCGAGGTTCCCTTAATGCCCTAACGGGTTCAGATGCAGAGAATGATACAACTGGTTCCACTTCAGGTAATAGCGTATCTAGCCAAAACACACTTAACAGTATTGCCGGAGCGTCTGGTAAAAATGGGGTAGCAGCCTAATGGTTGATTTTACTATCAAAGAGAATGATACTTCTCCAGTGTTCCAAAGGACACTTACGGATGCTTCTGGTGCAGTTGTAAATCTTACGGGGTCTTCAGTTGTATTCAAGATGTATGACCAGATGCGTTCTACACAGGTTGTAAGTTCTGCTGCCACTCTGGATGATGCTGCCAATGGTGTTGTAAGTTACACTTGGCTCTCCGCAGACACAAGTGTTCCCGGTTGGTATTGGGTTGAGTTCCAAGTCACATATGCTGATACCTCAATTGAGACTTTCCCAAACTCTGGTTTCATCTCCGTACTGATCACTGAGGAATTGTAATGAGTAGACTAGGCTCTTGGGACAGGAAAATATGGGAAGACCTCTCTGGTCTTATTGATCACGTTACTGGGGCAGTAAACACTACTGAGTCACTAAGCGATCTTTCTTATGCTGAACGAGTTATTGAGTCAACGTATGGTGATGTAGTTTCTATAAAAGCTAAGGGTAAACAACTCAACAAGTTTGGCCTTAGTAACTCTGTAGGGACTGCATTACAAACGATTGCAAGGTTTCCAAGTATTAATGAGACTTATGTATCAACAAATATAATTACTAGGATAGTGTCCACAAACGTAAGTGATACACAAACTCTAGTCCTTGAAGGCGATACTATTGATGGTTTTGGTAACCTTACCTTTAGCATCCAGAATGTTACGCTTAATGGTCAGACAGTAGTAACTTTAACTACACCATTAGCTAGGGCTAACAGACTTTATGTGAAACCCTCTGGCACTTTCAATGCACCCCAGACAAACCCTCTTGGTGCTGTCTCTGTGTATGACAACCTTAGTGGAGTAGCTGCTGGAGTACCTTCTGTACCAACCAGCGTAAAACTTACCATTCAAGCTGGTGAAGCAAACTCACAGAAGTGTGCCACAAGCATCTCAAGTTCTGATTATTATATTGTAACACAAATACAAGGTGGTATCGGTGCGGCTGGTGGTAACGCATCCCGTGTTATCATTAGGGCAGAATCTAGGGATATTAAAAACGGTGGTGTTTGGCGTCCACTAGGCAGGGAACTAACTGTACCTATTTCTGGTGTTGGTGTGCAATTTGACCCTCACCCATTCCTTATTATACCTAAGAACCACGATATAAGACTTAGGGCTAGGACTGATAGCAATACAGCTTTCGTATTTGGTGAGATTAACGGATATTTGGCTGGGATAGTAACATGAAGTTTAACTTTAAGAAGTATCAACATGATATGGATGTGTATTCGACCCCTGATGAGGCTAAGTCCAAGTCAGTCTCTTTGGGTCTTGGTGGCGCTATCCACATCTATGATCTTGATGGTCAGGCTTACTATATCCCCGGTGAGAGCCATGAGGCATACCTAGCCTCTAAAATGCCCGAAGATGCAATGGAACCAGAAGAGGACGATGAAGCCGAGGACGCCACAGAAGATCGTATGATTGAGGCTATCCGTGCTGTAATCGCAGAGATTATGGGTAAATCACAAACTATCGAAGAACTGTCGGGTAAAATCCTCAAGTTCGATGAAGAACAAAGAATGGTCTATGGTTGGGCCTCTGTTGTAACCGAAAAAGGTGAAGCAGTAGTTGACCGCCAAGGCGATGTAATCAAACCAGACGTAATGCTAAAGGCTGTTAACCAGTTTATGGAGTATGTTCGGGTTGGTAAAGAAATGCACGATGGCAAGCAAGTGGGGGTAGTGGTCCATTCTTGGCCTGTTACAGACGATATTTGTAAAGCCGTTGGCATCCAGAGTGATCGTGAGGGCTGGATTGTAGCTTTCAAAGTCTATGATGAAGAAGTCTGGGCGAAGGTCAAATCTGGGCAATTGGGTGCCTTCAGCATTGGGGGCAGAGCAGTAAAGGAAGCGTACAATGGCTAACCTTTTAACACAGCTTGAACTTGAGGAACTGTCCCTAGTGGACGTGCCTGCTAATCCTGGTGCGATGGTATCTCTGTTCAAACGAGACTCTGGGAAAGAGGAAGACATGACTAAAATGGAAACTGTCGATAAGGCAGATTACGATAAGGTAGTTGCGGAGAACGAGCGTCTACGTAAAGCCCTTATCGACAATGAGTTTGTTATTAAGGCAGACGCCATTGAGAAAAAAGCACCAGTAGAAACCATTGAGGTTGCTGGTGAGATGATCAACAAGGCTGACATTCCTGCACCAGTTCTGAAGGCATTGGAAGATGCTAAAGCTGAGAAGGAAATGGTTGCCTTGGAGAAGCGTGCAGAGGAAACCCTCCCGCACTTCAGTAAAGATGTTGCGGTCGCACTTTTGAAGAATGACCTAGACGAAAAGATCATTGAGGCACTGAAGGCTGCTGATGCTGCTTTTGAGGCTGTAATGATGGAAAAGGGTAATGCTGACGCACAAGGTGATCTGACTGACCCTTTGAGCCAGCTTAATGCTCAAGTCCAAGAACTAGCCAAATCGAAGAATATTAGTAAAGAGAAAGCATTTGCTGACCTTGCTAAGACTAAAGACGGTAAGGCTCTAATCGGTAAAGCCTATGCAAAGGAGAGCAAGTAATGGCTACTCAAGGTAATCAAACTCGTGAGTCGATGGTGGCAGGCGCTGATCTGTCCGCCAAGCAATTCACTTTCGTAATCGGTAACACCGTTGACAACACTGTTGTTGCTGCTGGCAATGGCGCTGCTGCTGATGGTGTTCTCATCAACGATCCAACTTCAGGTCAGGCTGCTACTGTTGTAGTTGCTGGGCGTGTAATTGTTGAAGTAGGTACTGGCGGTCTTACCGCTGGCGATCTGGTCGGTGTTGACGCAAACGGTGCGGCTGTTACCGCTACCACTGGTGATGTTGTAGTCGGGAAGTGTGTCACTGCGGGTGCTGCTGGTGCAGTTGCTACGATTGACTTCTTCCGTGGCGGCAACGTAGCATAAGGAAAGGATCATAATATGCCTATGCTAACCCCTTCGCAGGTACATGTCGATACCCCATTGACCAACCTGACCCTCGCTTACATTCAAGACCAATCGGCGTTTATCGCTGACAAGGTATTCCCGAATGTTGCTGTCTCTAAGCAGACTGACAAGTATTACATCTACAATCGTGAGGACTTCCTTCGCAATGGTGATGTAAAACCACTTGGCCCACGCACTCGTCCTGAGCGTGTTGGTATGGCGATCTCGACCGACTCGTATTCGATTGATGTTCGTGCTTTGGCAACCGACTTTGACTTCCAGACATTGGCAAACGAAGATACGTCTTTGAATATCCGTGCTGCTGGCGCTCAGATGTTGACCCACCGCATGTTGATCGACCGTGAGAACCGTTGGGCTTCGACCTACTTCGCTACTAGCGTATGGGACACTGAGTATACTGGTGTTGCTAATGCTGATAACGACACTGCTGCTGAAGTAACTCAGTGGGACGACTACACGAACTCAACCCCAATCGTTGACATTACCACTGCCAAGCGTACTGCTATGCTGGCTTCGGGTGGTTTTGCTCCTAACGTTATGGTTGTTACCCGTGATGTTCGTGACACCTTGATCAACCATCCTGATATTCTTGCTCGTCTGATCGGTGGCGCAACTGTAGTTAACACTGCACTTGTAACCAACGCAAAACTGGCTGAAATCTTTGAGGTTGAGTCGTTCTTGGTAATGGACGCAATCCAGAACACTGCTGCTGAAGGTGCTGCTGAAGCACTTGGCTTTGTTGCTTCCAAGAAGGCTGCTCTGTACTACCGTCCTGCTGCTCCGGGCCTTATGGTTCCTGCTGCTGGTTACAACTTCACTTGGTCTTCGTTGGATAACTCTTCGGGCCACGGTGTTGAAATCATGTCCTACACTGGTGAGTACCTTGCCATTGAGGGCGTAGCTGAAGAACTCCACGCTGTTATGGCTTATGACCAAAAGGTTGTTGGCACTGAAATGGGTGTCTTCTTCAACACTATCCTCTCGTAAGGAATAGTTACATGCTAAAATCCCGACAGAATAACTTTCAGCATAACCGCCCTGTTTTTTGTAAGACACCTTTTCGGAGTAATGCAAAGAATTACAAGCGGGGTGATGAGTACCCTTGGCAAACATTGGGTGTTGACATTGATAAGGTCACATCTCTTTACACCCAAGGGTACATTCACCACCATGAGGAAAATGAAGAGAAGTCTAAAGGTGTAATTGGTGATGGTCTTACTGAACTTAGCATGGATGAGTTAAACCTTCTTGTTAAGAGTATCAATAAGACTGTAGAATCCAAAGCTGTCAATAAGACCGAGTTCATCAAGAAAAAAGTACCTTCATCTAAACTGAAGGATAAGCAAATCGGTTATATCCGTCGATGGAGAATGACCTACGGACACATGGAGTAATAGATTTGGCTTGGAGTTATAACGCATCCGCACTTGGGACTAGCACAGCCGCAGAGAGATTGAACTCTGTAAGGTTGTTGATTGGTGATACAGATACGAGTGACCAACAACTCCAAGACGAAGAGATTACTTTTGCCTTGTCACAGACTGGTGATAATATCTACACCTCTGGAGTTTGGGCAGCTAACGCAATTGCAAGCAAGTACTCTCGTAGGGTTACCACAGAAATTGATGGTGCATTACGGGCTGAGTATTCTGACCTTGCAAAGAACTATCGTGCATTAGCTGGTCAACTCCGTGAGGATGGTAGACGGTACTCTGCTGGCGCACTAGGTGTTGAAGCAGGTGGCATTTCTATCTCCGAGATTAACACTAACCGTGCTGACACAGATCGTCCACAGCCCTTTGCTCGCATGGATCGTTTCCAGAATAACAAAGCGGCATCCCCACCTGATGATTACGTTTACATTGAGGAATAAATGGCTTTTAGATCACAAGACCTAAAGTTCCTTATTGACGAGCATGGTAGTGCTGTAACGCTTACCACCAAGTCACTTGGGACGTATGACCCATCCACGGGTGGTGTAACAGGGGGCTCGACCACTACGCACACAGTCTTGTGCTACTTTTACAATTACAACCTTCAAGACTATGATGGCGTTAACATTGTAATGGGTGACAGACGTGCTGTACTCGACCTTGTAGATACATCTGGTACTGCTATTCCTGAGCCTGAAGTGGGTGATGAGATTACAGGATCAGGCGATAAGGTCAGTATAGTTGGGGTAGCCAAGATGATTTCAGCAGGTGTTACTGTATGCTATATTCTACAAGTGAGAGAGTAAGTTCAGAGTTATTACCTTACGGTGAAGTAAAAGGTGATTGGTCAGACCGGGATGTTTATGTAATTGGTGCAGGTCCATCCCTAGAGGGTTTCAACTTCGGGGTACTTGATGGATACACCATAGGTGCTAATAGGTCTGCGGTTGTTGCCAAAACTGATGCTATGTTCTCCCTAGACTGGAAATACTGTGTAGAAGCCCATGAGGAAATCTTAGAGTACCCTGGTGAGATTTACATGGCTATAATGACTAAGCATGAAACCAAGTTCAACCCAAGGGTCACATACCTAAAGGCTCACAGGGAAGGCTCTATGTCAACCAACCCTGCGGAGGTTATAGGCTTAAACTCCGGGTATGGTGCGGTGAATATAGCCATACTCAAGGGGGCCAAGAAGATTAACCTTCTAGGTCTTGATATGAAACTAGGTGCCAAAAAACACTTCCACGGTGGATACGAGTGGGACAGATCAAAAGGCGCTAGTTACAATGCTTGGGCAAGACGTTTTAAGAATGCCAAGGATAAGATAGATGAACTTGGTGTTGAGATAACAAATTACATTGGTCCTAATGGTTCTGGCCTTGATGTTTACTTTAAGAGTAAATCCCTGAAAGAACTAGACCCAGACTACCCACAATAACCCGAAAGGACTGCCCGTGAGTGAACCCCTAGCAAGAGGTGGTACTGCTGCCCGACAACGTGCCAATGAGATACTAAATCGTCTTGAGGGTGTGGATAAACCTGTAGTAATTGAGGTAGGCGTCAACACAGGCATACTGAGCCAGCTACTCCTTAGCCTTCGTCCTGATCTTACGCTCTACATGGTAGATTCATGGCGTGGTGAGCAAGAACAACCTGATGAGTACAAGCAGACTAATGATATGTTTGCTTTACGGACACAGGCTGCTGCGGATGCTGCTAAAGCCAGGGTATGCGCTATG